GTCCTGCGTTTTTTACATTTAACCTAGAACTATTTGATAACGTAATTCCATTAGAGAAGTCGGTTGTATCAAAGGTAATAGGATAAGCAACAGTCGTACTAGCAGCAGTCTGGTCTGTTCCGTCTTGAAAAGCCCCATAAGGTGCAGAATCAGCAAAAGCAGCAGCAGAGGCAGGGACAAAGATAATAACGCTGTCTGGGCCAATCCTTCTATCTGTCAAAGTGGTAGTTAAAGCCCCACCAGTTGCCAGCGTCAAAGTCCCTGTGTTATTGGTCTTTCCGTCCATGATTCCACGGACTACCTCGGCTACAGCCCTCTGGTCACCACCAAACGCAGGTAGGCTTCTAAACATCAGCGAACCCCTTGTGGCGTAACATCCACATCCACAGCCACAGCAGTCTTCCACGCAGCACCAGTAGGTGTTAACTTCAATCTGTGATACCTACCAGCACTACGCAAAGAAACCCTGTTCTCAGAGTCAGCAGCAGTAGAAGTCCCATAGGTGACACTTTGGTTTAGCAATGTGCGTGAAGCAATAGACAAAGAACCAGAGCCATTGTCAACAATAGGTCTAGCTAGGGTTACTACTGAGTTTGCGCCTATATCTATGTCGCCAGTAGCAATGCTTCCTGTCAAACTAGCACCAGTAAAGGAGTAAACCCTAGTTCCGTAAGTTCCACCTAAGAAATACTTACCACCGATATATAGCAAAGAGTCTAAACTTGTTGTTAAAGCGTCAATAGAACCAGAAACAGCATCCAATTCCTCAAGAGTCAATGCGCCAGATGATGCCTCACCCAAGTAATCTGTATTGGCATCGCCATAAGTCCACTTCTTAGTTGCAAAGTTGTAAATCATTAGTTTACGAATTGCGTCAACACTTTTGTAATTCCATATTACAAGTTTGCGAACAGGGTCAATGGCAGCAGACATTGAGTTGTAATCTGATTCACTAGCGTCTGACAAGAAGAATCTATCTACCTTTTCAGCACCGATAGGAATGACTTGCTGTCCGTCACACATATAAAAACCATCGTCTGACAAGAAGAATGTAATGCCTTGGTATTGTGCAATTGAGCCAGCTACCATGCAACCTTTATTCCTAGAGATATTGTCAAACTGGAATATAAACGGAGTACCCACATACGTCATTCGATGGATAGAACGCTCTAGCAGAACGATTCCAAACTCACCACCACGGATTCCTACAATCTGTCCACCATCAGGAATATCCTGATAATCAGACTGAGTGTTTACGTTCTCTACCCAATCAGTCTCATCATTGATAGCTGACCAACGCACACGATACTGTTGTTGTGTCGTTTCTAGCGTATTTGCAACCACGACAAAATCACGCACTACAGTAATGTATTTAGCAATAGGTGCAGTAGCTGCCACTTCAGCAAATGTGCTAGAAGTTCCAAGCACCCAAGATTTCAACTTGTCAGCGTTATTACAAATAATGACACTCTTGCCAAACTGAGTAAATCTTACTCTGTCGTTTGCACCAGTTGTCAATCCTGTGTTTACCTGAGTTAAAGTGCCAGAGCCACCTACTGTATAAATCTTTGATAAGCCAGCAGTAAACAATGCTGTATTGCCATCAGGTGCTTTAGCAGCATACAAAGAAGTTAAGTTCTCTGCTGCTGCGCTTGATAAAGATACTGGCGTAGGGAATGGGCCATAACCAATGGCTTGAGATACCACGTTCTTGGCATCCGTCAAAGCACCAGAAATACCTGATTGGTCAGGCATCCATTCGCCAAATGTTACCCTTGTCGTAGCCATGTGTTACTTCCTTGAGTCTGTGTAGTCCATGTATTGTCATTAGCAGATACTGGAGTCCATGTGTTTGTATCACTAGAAACAAGTGTCCAAGTGTTTGAATCAGCACTAACTGGTGTCCAAGTATTAGTGTCACCTGCTACTGGTGTCCAATTATCACCAAGGATAACGCCTTTAGCCGTAATTGTTGCTAGACCTGATACCGAGGCTGCCCCTGCATATATCGCAGACGCACTAGCAATAACATCAGCATTAGCCTCTATGTTGGCAATTGCGCCAACAACTAAACCACCACTAGCTGTTACTGTTGCATCACAAGTAATAGACGCAATACCTAATTGGATTCTTTGTGCATTAGCAGTAACACTAGCATCAGCAGTAATGCTTGCACTACCAGCTTGCACAAGTTGACCAGATGCGCTTACATCAGCATTTCCAGTAATACTTGCACTAGCTAAATTAACCTTAGTACCAATAGCAATTACATCAGCGTTACCAGTAATACTAGCCACACCCAATGCAATACGTTGTCCATCAGCAGTTACGCTTGCAGTTGCATCAATAATTCCACTTCCGTATTGAATACGGATTGCATTAGCACTAACATTTGCAGTTGCATTTACTGATGCTTCACCAGAGCAAATTAAGAAAGCATTTGCTGTTACTGTCGCAGTAGAACTTACTGAACCAGAACCAATTGCAACCCTTATTGCAGATGCCGTTACATCTGCTGATGAATTTATTGCACCAGAACCAATTGCTATTCTTATAGCATTTGCCGTAACTGTAGCTGCGGAATCAACAGAACCAGAAGCAAATTGAACACGAACTGCATTAGCAGTAATATTTGCATTTGCTGTAACTGATGCTGCCCCTGTGATTACAGAAATAGCATTTGCAGTAACTGTAGCATTACAAGTAACAGAGCCACTTCCAATTGCAACTCTTATTGCAGATGCAGACACAGTAGCTGTTGTAGATACTGCGCCAACACCCAATGCAACACGAACTGCATTTGCAGTAACTGTAGAAGTTGTAGCAACTACGCCAACACCATTCTGAACACGAATAGCGTTAGCACCAACACTTGCATTTGCAGTTATTGATGCAGAAGCAAGAATTACAGAAGTAGCGTTAGCCGTTACTGTTGTAGTTGTCGTAATTGCTGCACTTGCCCTAGCTACCCTAATACCTGCTGCTGTTACATTAGCATTAGCAGTAATAGAACCAACACCATCCCACAAGTATGCTGTATTCCAGATTGTATTATCTAAACTAAAAGATAAAGCATCTAGGTTTGTGTTAAATGCTTCTAGCCCTTCTAAAGACCAAGGGCCAGTTACATTCTTCTGTGTGGTTGAGTTCCAATCAGCAGAGTCTAAACTTAGCGTGAGACTATCCAATGACCCAAATTGGTCAAGTTGCTCAAGCGTCAGATTGACTGCTGAAGTTGCCATATTATGCCAAAGTTACTGACAAAGAAGTTGCTGCAATACGGAACACATCACCAGAAGCAATTGTTTTAGAAGCATCTAGTGGTGTGTGATACAACAAGTTGCCTGTAGTCAAAGCATCACGGATTCCAATATGTGTGATTGTTCCCCATGCACCGCCAGCTTGAGGAAACTCAATAGCAGCAGAGTTTGTAGATACACCATTACTAGGTGCACCAAAAGTAATAGACTGACGAGCATAGCTAGTGCCAGAACATTCAGTTCCAGTATCAGCGTCTGTGGGGTCAGTTGTGTATAAAGCCAAGTACACAGTTGTTGGTGCTGTGTATGCGGTTGCTCGCAATGTTACATTGATAAGAGCATTTTCCAGATAGTTTGACATTTCAGCCATGATTTCACCTTGAAGTTAGTTTAATTGACAGGGGTACACCAGAGTATTGAGTATTTTCATCAGACTTGGTGAGGGAGGATATTGCTCTGTCATACATAGAACCCCATGTATTGATACGAGCATCATTCATTAAGTAAGGCTCTGCTTCAACCAATGCACCATAAAGCAAGCCATCAGGCGCAGTAGTCAGAAATACGTTAGATGTATTACTGACAGACAGATACGCTGGCGCAGAATAATAAAGCATCTTTAACGTATAAACAGCATCAGGCGCAGGTGCTAATTGAAACTCACTAGCAAGAATAGTGTAAGACTTAGGAACACCAACTTCTGATGTTCTTGGGTCATTAGACAACGATGATGGACTAGAGTAACTCAATGGTTGAATTGGGTTAGTCATCACAACAAAGTCACGAATCTCTAAGAAGTCGCTAGGTACTTCTACAGTTGCATCACCAGAGACTGTGCTAGTTGTTACAGACTTTAGCATCTGACGGATACGCAGTTCTCTACGCAAACGATTTTCAGCCAATGTAATAAAGTCTGGAATGATGCTTGTCAGGTCAGACCTAGCCAAATAACTGGCTATTGAAGTCTGTAAATCAGAGTAAGTAGCAAAACTCATACAACTCCTGTCCGAGTTCTAAAAACTCTGTTATCACGCTCGTTTAACCATGCTTTAAAACGCTTTTCATCAATCACATCAAAGCCACGCATAACGCCTTGTTTATTAAGTTCATCAATAACTGTAAATGGAATAGACGCTATCTTGTTTCCAAACAACTCATCTGACCATTTAGCACGTTCATCAAAGGAGTTATATTCCTTTTTGTTCTGCTCAATGATTCCTGTAATGTCTTGTTTAGTCTCAATAACAATACCGCCCTCGCCATCAGCATGGACTACAGAATCTCTAAATTTGACAGGGTTTTGCATACACTAATTCTATCAGTTTTGCTAGAAAAAGAAATGCCCCAGATGATTAGTCTGAGGCATTTTGAGAGTCACCTAGTAATTAGGTCAAGTCAGCAATGATGCCGTGTGCAGCTTCGTTACGAACTTCCAACGTAAACTCAGCCAACAGTTGTGTAGATTCGTTGTCACCAGTAACAGCCAACTCATTGGTCTGGAAGGGACGCAGATAAGCTACAGCAGCCATGTCAGGGTCAAGCAAGAAAGCAACGTCATCAGCAGAGTTAGTGCTGTTCATAAAACGTGAGGGAACAACGCTCAGAGTGCCGAAATCTGACAGGTATACGTCTGCCGCCCCGATGATAGTCGTGGGGGCATTTGTAGGGGCCATGTAACGCTGAGCAGCAATACCAGCAAATCCAGATACTGTTTGCTTGTGAGCAGGAGTAACCATCAAGATTTTAGGATTGCCACCTGCGGTATAAACGCTCTTAACAACAGTTTGCAAGATTGCTTCTGTGAAAGTGCGGTTAGTGCCGTTTGTACGAGCAGTAGTGCCAGATGCGCCAGCAACGCCAGAAGTACCACCAGAGTAGCTAGTAGCCAACCATGCTTGCAAACCACCCAAAGCACGAGCAGTAGAGGAGTTACCATTTGTAGCAACTTGATTGCTCAACAATGTCAATTCCATATCACGCTTGATTTCAGCAGATGCTTTAGCCAAGTTATAAGCCTTTTCAGACTTACGACCAGCTTTATCTACAGCTTGCAAAGTGTTAGAAATCTTGATTGTCTTCTGTGAAATCTGGCAACGATTTCCTACACGAGTAGTAGGAGAAATAGTAATGTCAGATGCCGTTGCACCTTCTACAGTTACATTTAAAGCAGCACTTGCGAGCGAATCGGTTTGCCACTCATGATAAACAGCAGTTGCTTTAGTCTTGCCGATGGAACTCATCATGGGCGTGTCGGTTGGTGAGATGTTATAAATAACATCTGTAAGGTCTTCACGCTGACCAATAGCGGTGTACGTTTGATAGGTAGCCATAATTTAATACTCCAAAATTTATAAAAATCGTTCAAATGCTTTTGCTGCGTCAGTAACTTTTCCAGTTTCTCGCAACCTTTGCATAGCCTGTTTATCTTGTGCAGACCTTGTAGGAGGTGCAGAAGTACCACTACGCATCATCTTAGGGGCAGCCACGAGTCGTTTATTCAACTCTGGTTTGCTCTTTTGAAGTTGCTCATACTTCATCGCCTTATACAAGGTATGCACAGCACGACTGTCATACACGGAACTAAGTTCTTGGTCAGTCCAGCCTACAGATTTCGCATAGTCACGGATTTGCTTCCGCACCGCATCACCTTGTGGTGTCGCTAACTCAGGAATCAGACTAACTAGCTTCTCAGATTCATAACGGAGATGGTTTTGCAAAGAGGCTTGTTGCTCGGCTTGTTGCTGATGTGCAATGCGTTGCTGTTCATTCCTAACTACTGCTAACTGCTTCTCACGCTGGCTCTGTTCAGCTACCGCTACCGCATAACCGATAGGGTCTGTTTCCTTTAAAACTTCTAAGTCCACACCCTGATGTTGCTGCGTAAGGAAGCTATCCAAGGCTTGCAACTTCTGGGCGTATGCCTGTCGCTCTTGTTTCACATACTCTAAATGACTACGTTCAGCTTCAATCGCTTTACGTTGTTCAGCTAGAGCCTGAGACTTTTTAGTGTAGTCCGTACCTTGTTGATAACCCTTGATAAGTTCGTCTAGTTCTACTTCGACTTCCTCACCAGATGC